GCTTTAGGGTGATCGATAGGTAGGTAGCTACAGTTAAAGCCAGCTACGTTGTCACGGTCAAGAGCGTCACCAGCAGTCATTAACGCTCTCATGCTAGGCATAACATTCAGGTCGTGAATGTCTGCAAAGATACCGTTAGCTTCTTCGAGAGTGAGCTTACCTTTCTCAATCCAGAAGTTTAAGTATCTGTCGATTGTTTCTTCCCACGTCTCACGTCGTTGTTCCTCTGGTAGGTAACGTGCGTAGCGGGACTTGTGAATGTATTGTTGATATGCGTCCATTAGTCTTCCTTATCGTCTACTTCATATATTTCGTAAGAACCATAACCGTAAAACTCAAGATCTTCTATACGATACTTTGCTGCTTCTTTTTCAGTATCAAACGAGGTAATTTCTCGTATGTGTTCTTGGTCTGAGTTTTCATAAGATATAAAAATCCAACTCATTATCTTACTCCTTTGTTCATCTGTATATCTAGTCCAGTTAGTTATCTCTTCCTTGGTACGGTTACATCCTGTACAAATGTCGTTAACTAACTTGCATTGTTTAACGCAGGGACTATCCATTTACTTCGTTGATTAATCTATCAATATACCACCGACACTTACGTAAGTCTTCAACAGGCTTACCCTTGTAGTCGTAACGCCATAGGTACTTCAGTGCGTTGCCTTTGAGATAACCACGAAACTCATGCTCAGGCATTGATGCTTTGATTGCTTCGATGGCTTCAACTGCACCTTTGTTGTAATGGTCAGGTTTATCTACAGGGTCTGCTTTCTTCCGTATTGAAAGATTGTTTAGTGCAGTGACTGTATCCCAATCTTCAGGGCTTGCGTTGTCAATACTCATCCGTACTTCCTCTTTAGATATTGCATACTCACAGGCAGCTCATCAAAGGAACCGTTGTTTACTTCGTTGAGCATCCAAATCCCAGACCAGCTACCGTTCGTTTGTGGGTTTAAGTAGTCTTCATCGTGGTTGTAATAGATACCAGCAAACAATCCAGTGATGTTACTACCGTCAGCTTTACGTGCGTATGCTATGTCTCTGTCTTGGACGTGTCCCATGATGCACGACATGAACTTCTTTTGTAACATGAGTTTTGCACAGGTGACTGGTCTGCCCATGACTCCGCTCGTGAAGTAGTGGCAGTACGCGATGCCATCGATGATGATTGGTTGTAGAAAAGGGATAACTTCCCATCCGGCTTCTTCCAATAAGAAATGATCATAGCTCATTAGTCCTTCTAGTTTAGCGTCAGCTTCAATAGCCCGTTCAATACGCTGTTCATGATTGCCTAACAAGAAGACCATGCGAGGTGTCCACATCTTCTTCTTGTTACTACGCAGCCGCTCTTGTTCATTGCGGATAGGTAACATGAATTGATTCATAGCTTCAATGCCAGCTTCAATGTCACGTGTATACCGCCGTCCCTCGAACGACTTTTTCCCAACGTCATAGCTACTGAGACTTGGCATGTCCCAGTGATCCCCCAGATGAATGATAACGTCAGGCTTTGTTACTGAAGCGTAGCGACCAGCCCAGTACAGATGATCAATAGGCGTATCAGGTTTGACTTGCGTGTCAGGTATTACAAGGTGTCTCGTCATTGCTTTTTACTCCATCCGACAGGACAGGTTTCAGCGGTGTACCATGTGAATCCCTGCTTTTCTGCCCACTCTTGCATGGTGTATCTTGTCCCGTCACCTCTACGTCTTGCGCCGGGCATTGCAGTTCTTGGGTTTTGGAAAACAAATACCAGCTCCTCCTTCTCCCCAAGACCATTGCTGATGTCAACATACTTCCTCGCTTCTGCGCGGTCACGAAACCTCCCTTTAGCTTCAATATATATAGTGTAATCACCACTGTAATATACAAAGTCAGGCTCATACGTCTTGACTTGGGTGTATGTTAACTTGCCAACATGGTACTCGCAACGTTTGAACTTCTGATGAAGATCATACTCGAACCAGCTATCGTACCCTTTAGGTATGTTACGCTTCGTTCTCTTCACTTGGTCTTTCCCATAGTTGATTAGGTTCACGACGTAGCCAGAGCAGTCTAGCGTTCTCAATGACACGCTCTTCAGACTCTAACAACTCAACGCACTTGTTAAACATCTCTATCTCTGTCAGTCCTTCGAGCAGCTTCTGAGATTTCTTATCACCAATACCATACACACCGACAATGTTATCAGCTTTGTCGCCCATGATGATTTGACGATAGAAGAATAACAGACCTTCCTCTTCAGTAACAGATGTTAGTTCACGCTTGTTGAAGTTGTAGTGCCTGCACGGTACTTGTTGAAAGTCCTTATCAAGACTGACGATGATGCTGTCAGGGTTGGCGGTAGCGTCGATAGCAATCAAGTCATCAGCTTCCTCACCCTCAGTAACAACAGCGTTCCAATCATTGATAAGGTACTCACGTATAGCTTCCAAGTGTACAGGCTTTTCTTTGTCCTTACGGTTACCCTTGTAAGGCGCAGTCACAGCTATGTCGTTACGAAAGTTACCTTTGCCTGTCAGGTAGACACGGTAGTCTGGTTCGCTTTCTATCTGTATGTATAGATCGCTAACAAGATCAGACAAGAAACTGCCCGTAGTATAACAGGCAGTCTTGACTGACTCATCGTTGCACTTGAATGCACAACGATAAGCTACGATGTCACCGTCGATCAGGATCACAACGCTTCCGCTTCAGACACAGCGTTATCGCTATACTCGATCAGGTTAGTAACCTTCATCTTAATCATCGATGGCGAGCGTCCAGTACCAACAGACCAGTCGTAGTAACCTACAACAGCGACAGCTTCAGATCCGTTAGCAATAAGCACGTCTTCAGGAATCTCAGTGCCAGACTCGTCAGTGATACGCATAGGGTTGTTGCTCTTCATGGTGATAAAGAAACCACGGTCGTCACCTTTGTTGCTTGGTGCAATACCCATCTCTTCAATGGCTTCAACAGCTTTATCGCTGAGGTTTCCAAGCTGTACTTGGTACTTGTTGCTGTACTTGTTGAGCTTGTTACGCTCACACCAGTAGACGGTTCCGCGTACAGTGATGGGTGGTAGTTTGTTTGCAGACATAAGAATCTCCTTAATGTGTTTCTGCCCAATTGTTGCCTACTCTATATTCGCCGTCTAAGGGACATCGTAGGCTTAATGTCTCACCGGCGATTCTGATAGCACGTACACCCATACGTCCAACCGTATCAGCGTAGTGTGCTGGTGTTTCTATTTGCCATTCGTCATGGACGTTAGCAACAAATCTATGTGGTATGTTTCGTAGCTTATCTGCCAAGTGTACCAAAGCTTCCTTCATAACGATAGCCCCAGCACCTTGTAGTAACGTATTCAGCGCGGCGTGTTCTGATCTGACTCTGAGCTTTCGTCCGTCAAGTGCAGTAAGGATGCCTGATGCAGCCTCCCTGTGAGTATCTCCTCTAACTCTTTCAAGAGACGGCGTGTTAGATAGAAATGTTTCTTTAAGTCTGCGTCCAGTAACGCTATTTCCTCCAACGATAGCTCCGATCTTAGCATCTCCGGCTCCATACAGAAACGCATAAATGAATGTTTTTGCAAGAGGACGTGTCTCAAGTCCAGCTGCTCGTTGATTAGCCGTATGAATATCGCCATTGAGGATTTCATTAGTGTAATCTTCGTCGTCCATGTAGTGAGCTAACATACGCAGCTCTAGTCCGCTGGCATCGATACCAACTAATTTGTTACCTTCGTCCACTGTCCAGCATGACCGACACTCTGTACCAAACGGTGCAGATACTGCTGGTACCTGAGCCATGTTAGGTGATAGGTGTGTCATACGTCCAGTGACTGCTCCGTTAGTGATGACTCTACCATGTACTCTACCATCGTCTTTAACAGCTTTCAACCATGAATCGATCTGAGCTACTCGCTTTTGTAACATCATGTAACGTGCAACTGCTTTGGCTTCGGGTCTGTCAATGCCTTCAAGTACCTTCTCATCAACGATGATGTTACCCTTCTCAGTCTTCTTGTCAAACTTAACACCAAGACTTTGCAGCCGTTCTGCTATCTGCTTACGTGAGCCGGGATTGAAGACTGTTACCTTATCCTTCAGTCGCTTACCTGTCTTCTCAGACCAACGCTCTTCAACGATGGGTGGGAAGATAGCTTGTAACTCTGACTCTATGTTGTTCATCTCAAACATAAGATCCATCATCAACTTCTCAGCATACGGTACGTCAAGCTTGAAACCGTTCTGTTCCTGATCAGTCACGATCCAACCTACACGATGCTCAAGATCAATACACTTCTGAGAGAAGCCTTCCTTGCGTAGCTGCAATGCTAACCACCGATGCACACGCTCAGTTAGTTCAACGTCAGCGATACAGTACTCGATCATCTCGTCAGTCAGTCCACCGTCGTAGTCTGTAAAGTCGAGCTTACCTGTTCCTCCAAGGATTGCTCCCCAATTCCGCAGGGAATGCCCGCCTTCTTGACTGGGGTTGTACAGGCGGGATAGGTAGAGGCTATCCATAACACGATGCCTAGGAATGCGTACACCCCAAACAGTATCAAGGATACGACAATCGAATCCGATAAGGTTATGCCCCACAATTTCTTCAGCTTCATTCAACACACTCCTCAAGGAATCTGGACCAGTGTGTACTTGGATGTTGTTCTTCACCTTCGTAACGGCACACCAGATCGTTGAGTGATCCAAACTTGTTTCTATATCCAAGTAGCATGTATTCATGGTAACGCCTGTTCAGTTCTTCTTTGTCGGTATCGTGGTTAAACTTCTGGTAAGTCTCCGTCAACCGTTCCTGTTCCAATATCCAAGTCCCAATCTTGCTCATAATGTATCGTCTCCTCTATGTCAGCGAGTGTTCGTAGATCATCACGATCAATAACGTCACCGTCGTCTAGCGTAACAGCGAAGCATGTGTTGCACAAGTCTACAAACTCTTTGCTAACAGCATACCGTCTTGTCGCTTCGTAGTCTGTTAGCTCTACGTCACACGCAATACATCTCA